TCCAAATTCTACTTTCATATTATTTCATTTTAATTTCTAATTGTTTTTTAGCATCTTCCCAAAATTCTATTGTGTGTTCTGGTGCCCAATGTCTAACTTTCATTAAGACTTCATTGATTGTAACCATTGCACATTCTCTTGCTTTATTTTTGTCTGCCGTTATTTTATAGAATTGTTGTACCAATTCATCTACCTTTTCTTTTGGTGTCATGTAAAATAGTTTATATTGTTATTCATTTGTGTTTGTGCTTTTGGTTTAAACTTTACTATCAATGCTTCAAATATTAATGCAGTCAATTCTTTTGATTTTAATTTTCTACCTTTTATCCATTCTCTACCATATTGTGTAATATCTGCTCCATCCCTTAATACCATTTCATATTCATCACCAATTGTCCCTGCTCTAAATATTTTTATTATGTATGGTGTCTTATTATAACCAACTCTAAAACAATATTCATTTTGGGTTTCAGTTACCTCACCTATCATAAACTCTTTATAATTATGTGACCAACTTTCTAATTTTTTATAGTTCTTTATTGTCAAACTCATATACTAAATAGTTTTGTTCTTTAATGGTTTCAACTCTTGTCGGTTTTGTATTGAGTAAACTATCTGCTGATAATTCAATTTCATTTTTAACAATCATTTCAATTGTCCTTTGCATGTATATTATTTTCATAGTCAATTTTACTTTTTAAGATACCATTTTCCAAATTTGAATATCATTTTGAAAATACCAATTATTAACATCATAGGTATTATCACCGGCCAAAATAAAGAGAATGCAGTAAATGCTTGTTCATTACTATCCCAGTCATCCCATTCCATTTTACGATTATCATAATCAAATCCAATTTTCACTCCAAAGTATTTGAAAAATGTTAGTGTTAAGAAAAATCCTATTATGTATATTGTTATTATTGTTATCATACTATTTTATATCTTTTACATTAACATCCCACAAATTTATTTCTATTTTTCTATTTTCATCATTTGACCAATCTCGTTCACCAAATGAAATGTTTTTTAATTTAGCATTTATTTTCCAAGTTTGAATAGTCTCACCAACTATATTTAATTCAATCAAGTCAAATGAAACTCTATTACTTTTGTTTTCTTTTATTGCTTTGTAAATAATAGAAGCAACAGGAAATTGTTCCACATCAAATAAAGTAAATGTTAATTCATCCCAAAATATATTACCTTCACCATCAATTTGTTTTGCTCTCAATTCACTCATTTTATGAATTACATATGTTGGAATATCAAATGGAGAATTAAATTCAATTAAAAATCTATTTACTTTTTGTGGTTCAAATGGTTTCATTTCGTTTTTCATTTTATATAAATTTTAATATTGCTAAATCTTTTTGTTTTGCTTCAACCATAATGTCCACACCCATGTCGTATGTATTGGGGATGGTTGTAATATAATCGGAATGTGCTTGTGGTTTAAGTTTTGTATTGTTTTCATGTAATGCTTTTGATTCGGAATAGTGTACCGCAGGTGTTATACCTTCCGGCCACGTTGTAATTGCTAACTTCAATGCACTTTCCTCACTCATGTCACCCGTATTAAAACTATGGTGGTGGTAATCAAATACAATCGGTATCTTAATCTTATTATGAATATACATTAAGTCTTTAACTGAATACATACTCGATTCGTCATCATTTTCAATTGTCAGTCTGCTCTTTACTGAATTAGATAGTTTGTCAAAATTTTCACAAAACCTATCCATTGCTGCAATCTTGTCTCCATAAACTCCGTTGCAATGTATATTAATTTTATTGTAAGGTGTTTTAGATAATTCCATTGCGTCCATTATACGACCATGCACTTCCAAATCTTTAATCGTATTCAATACCACATTTTCTTTTGGGGATACTAATACATTAAACGGGCCTGGATGAAATGATAATCTTTGTTTATAGTGTGTTGCCTTTGCACCACATCTTTGTAGTATCTTTTGTATTTCGTTCCAATCTTTAAGGTCAGTAAATTCGTATTCGGTTGCCCACGGAAACATATCACTACTCATACGATACATTTTAATTCCGTTTTGTTCGTTCCAATCTATAATTCGTTCGAGGTCTGTAACATTCTGCAATACCAAATCCGATACATAGTCAACTCCCTTTGTTATGAAAGTTCGTTTGACCATTGTTCTATTCGTTGTAATCTTTTTACCCAATGAAAGGTTAATACATGCATATCCTATATTCATATATGTAATATACGAAAATAATTCTAAATTACCAAATTTTTAATAAGTTTTGGTATTTTCTTCTTCACTTCTAATTCTTGCAAGGTCTTTAACATTACCACCTCTAGTCGATAACCAATGATTAACGGCCTTTGGGTTATTTATCCATAAATTTCTCTTATTCCAAGGAAATTCCGGATGCATATATTCTTCCCATTTTAAATCTGGAAGTTTTTCTTCTACATTTTCAGAAACAATTGTATCATTAACCACAACATTAGTAGATTCAACATTTGCATCTTCTTTTTTCTCGTTAATCTCATTTTTTTCAGTTTCGTTAACAATATTATCTCCGTAAACCTCATATAAACCCAATTTTTCATCGTTTTCCATTATTTCACCCAACAATCTTCTTTGTTTTTGTTTTTTAGTTTGAATTAAACCATTAAATGCGATAATTAAAGCTACTGCCAATGGGTCAAACACAATTACAATCAAAAATATGAAGAATTTCACTACATTTTTCAATTCCATACCAAATGCTTCGGCAATAAACCTAAATCCACCCACTTCTTTCTCCAAATCTAAGTTTGTAATCTTAATTTCGTTGATTTTTTCGTTATTTTTAGTATTTTCGTCTTGTAAATTACCAATTTTTTTGTTAATTGTTGCAACTTGTCGGTCTTTTTGGTCTACCGAGCGCAAAAGACGAGAATTTACCTTACCTTTTTCTAAAATTGTGTTTTGTGTTGAGGATAAATTACCTAATTGAGTGTTTAATTGAGTAATTTGAGCGGTATTTTGTTCAATTTTTGTGGTATAAACCAAAACTTCTCTATCTACCTGTTGCAATTTTAAGGACTGAGATTGGAATGCATTGGAAAGATATCCAAATATACCCGCAGAAGTGATTAACATCAATAATGCAACGGCAGAGGTCAAATACCACTTATTAAATCCCTTAATGTTTTCCCACTCTTGTTTTAGATAAGTTGCTGCAACTAACTTTGCAAACTCTAAAGTACCGGCCATCACCATTACAGATACAGCTGCTCCACTAAATAGAACACCTAAACCTGTTACGGAGAAATATGCTGCACATCCGGCAATAATTAGTGCAGAAAATCCGACTAAATATTTAAGCCAATTCATTTATCGATTAATTCTAGTTAATTCTGCAACACGCTCTACTATCTTTCTTGCATCTTCTAATGTAGTGTGTGCAACAGTTGGTGTCATTGATTGTGCACCAGTAATTCCGTTTTGTAAAATCCTTAATTTTCCGTCTAAAGATTCTAATAACATTTGTATTTTTTCGTTGTATATCATAGTAATAAATATTTGTTTATAATAAAAAAGGTAGAAGTGTTTAATCTCCTACCTTTCTAATATACGAAAAATAACTGAATTAACCTAATTTTGGGGTTAATTTTTTTGGTTTGGACTCTTCTTTTCTTTCAATAGTAATTAAGAGAATACCATTTTTAATCTCAGCTTTTGCTTTTTTTCCATCGAAGTTCTTACCTACCGTAATTCTTTCTTCGATGTCTGAAATTAATTGATTGAAAGGATTTTCTTTGTCCTCTTGTGTTTTTTTGGCTTTAATTTCAATTTTGTCCTCAAAACAATTGATTTCAATATCTTTTGGGTCATGTCCTATTACGGATAACGCCAATGTTGCAATATCTTCTTTAATGTCTACTGCAAATTTTGAAGCAACATATGTTGTTCTTTCTTTTGGTTGATGCATTGGAAAAAATTCATCGAATAACTTACTGTAATCAATCATGTACATAATATAAATGTTTTTTAGTTAATAATATCCTATATAGTCCAAATAATATACCAAAGGATTATTATTGACAAAATGACATTAAATTTCGTTATTTTGTCTTTCAATTACGGTAGACATCCAATCTGCCCAATGTAGAATGTATTGAATTTTATATCTTGGAGCTTTTGCACCATTGTGGCCTGTTAGGTATTTTTGATTATCTTCGTCAAACATGCCATCGGTTAATTTGATACCAAAATATTCTTTTTCATTATAAGAAATTCCATATTCGTTAAGAGTAAAGAATGTTCTATCGGTTAAAGTCATATATGTAATTACATCATTTGACTTGAATAATTTACCTTGATTTTTAATTTGCCAATCGTTATCATTTGGTAGGTAATGCATTTGACCTTTGATACCCAACTTACCTAAATCGTGATGTAATGCACAAAATATCAATTCTTCATCTGTAAAATCAATTATACCACCCTGTGCAATAAATAACTCCTTCATTTTCATAGAGTTCTTACATACATTAAAAATATGGTCTATATATCCACCAAAATATGCATTGTGATAGTGTTTTGAACCGGATGCAGGAGATATTGTAAGGTTTGTTCCTAATTCTTCTTCGGAATACATATGGAGTAATTTCTCCAATCTTTCTCCGGTGAAATACTTCTTAATTATACCTATAAATCGGTCATAATTTGTTTCTAATTCTTGTTGTGTTTTCATAATTTAGAGTTTAATCATTTATAATACTCTAATATACGAAAATTATTTGACATTACCAAATTTAAATCAAATCAATTCTTTTATTTGGTAGATATTTTTCAATTATATCATGCATATTATGAGTACACTTATGTTTTTTATTAATTTTATTAAGTTGATGTAAAAACATTTGAAATTCTGGATGTGATTCATTCCATATTTGTTTAATAGTATATTCTGCAGGTGTATATGTTCCCCAATTTGTTATTTTATTAAAAAATACATTTATATTATTTTTGAAAATTTTATTGATTAATATATAAAAATCTTCCATTTCCATATAGTTTGTATCTTGTACAACAAATGAAATATTTTTGTTACGGAGTTTTATAGTTGATATAAAATTTAAATTGTTTAACAATGTTTGCCAATCACCTCCTCTTCTAACAATTTTATAAGTTTCCTCATTTGCGGCATCGATACTAATTTCGATAGTTTTTATTAAATCATGTATGTGACTTAAACTATTCCACATTTTTTCAGTTAATAATAGTGCATTTGTATGTAAATGAATGTGATTTAC